GTTCGGTGATGCGTTCAGCGGCCTGATGGCAGAGATCGGCCGTGGTCGGTCCGTCGTCGGGGGGCAGGCTCACGACGTGACGCACCTCCCGCAGCCGTTCGGTGAGGTTGTCAGTCATCGGTGGCTTCCATGACGTTGCGAAGGATCGTGTATGCGAACCCTGGCGGAACAGGTGGGTCGGTGTTCCCCTCCAGGGTGACGATGGCCTTGTCGATCGCCGTTTCGAGGGTGGCGATGCGGTGGTTGGCTGCATCTCGTTCGCCGACCAGATCGTAGATTCGCCTGTGAAGGTCCAGGTCAGTCATCTAGAATGGTTCCTCCCCTGGCCGGGGACCCTCGCCGAAAGTCATCTGTCTCGACACCTTCTCAGTGATCCTCATGGACTCCGGGTCATAGTTATGTGCCATGCCCATCGGGTGGGTGGAGTGCCCGCCTCTTGTCTTCAGGAACTGAAGGTGGAACAGCTTCTGCCGAACCTCCATCGTCTCCATCGGAATCCCAGGCTCCAGATGGGTCCGGTACCCTGACAGGATGTAGTCGGCGGACTGCTCACCACCGAACCGGCCGCTAGTCGCCGTCAGGGGCAGATGCCCCTCTTCCCCGGCGCCCCGGGAAACCTGGTGCAGCAACAGGAGGAGCACGTCGTGCTCTCTCGCAAATTTCTTGGCTTGCTTCATCACCATGTCGACCTGCTCCATCGAACCCATGGCACGGACACCCGTGATGTACTCGGCGTAGTCGACAACAACAAACTGGACCTTCTGGTCCCATTCGAGTTCCGTCTCCCTGATGGCCTCCCCCATTGACTTGAACGACATGTTGGGGTTATCGATGATCGTCAGCGTCTCGAAGTCGGACACTAACCCCGACAGGTGTCGGCTGTACCCCTGGCCGAGGTCGGCTTCGATCTCCGAGGTTGGTGTGTCGAAATGGATAGCGGCCAGTCGCTGAGCGATGTAGCGGCCGTGCATCTCGAGACTGAAGAACACTGTGGGAATCTTCAGCCCGTACGCCACGTTGTTGATGACGTTCAGTGCGAACGTGGTCTTGCCGACACCGGATCTCGCCTGGAACAGAACCAGCTCTCCCTGAGCGCCACCCCCGGACGTCCGGCTGTCCATGATGGAAAACCCGGTCGCTATCCGAGGGTGGTCTTGGCGGGCCCATTCAAGCTGCTCCCTGACGGTCGCTTGGATCGGCTTGAAATACTCCGACACCTATACTGTCGGCTTGATGCCACGGTCACGGAGGCCGGCGTCGATAAACTCATCCCGAGGGCGCTTCGAGTTGATCCACAGCACCTTGTTGGTGTCGTCCTTCAGCTTGAAGTTCGGGGACCCGTGAGGGGTCCCGTCACGCTTTGTGAAGTTCCCCCAGAACGAGGGAAGGGCGGTCCAGTTATTGCCGGTGGCATCGAGTTCCGTGAACAGCCGCTGCCAGAGCTCGTTGTCCGACGGGCCCACTCCTGGCACTGCTGCGGGGACGGGCAGGTTGTTCGACGTGACCGGCACCGTGAACGTGACGGGCGAGGCCACAGCTCCGGGGATCGCCGCTGTGGTGATGGCCACGGCAGCGGAGTCGACTCGGTACGTCATGGTGTCCACGAGGGTGGAAACGACGTGCTCAAGGAGCGAGGAGTACATGATCTCGACCGCTTCCTGGCTTGTGTTCCCAACATCGCAGCCGGACATGATCACTGCGACGTCACGGGACGCCGAGTTGATCAATATCTGCATGTCCTTGGGGGTCATTGTTGATGGCATTAGGTTGCTCCTCCTGAGGGGCATCGGTCCCAGAAGTCACAAAACTCCTGAGTGCATAAGAAGCTGGTCGTGTTCGTGGGGAGGGGGGTCCCCAGGTCGAACAGTGCAGCTGATTGCTCTGCCCTCTCAGTGAGGGCATCTATGTGGGCCTGCGAGGGGGTCGCAGGGTACCGGCGGAACTTCTGTGCGTCCCGCCGCATCACAGAGAAAAAGAATTCGTAGCCGTTCATCTCCGGAAATTCGACTTGTGCCGCTTTCACGTACCAGGCGGGTTGCGGGTGCCTCATCGGGTCCGCTTTACGTTCCGGCCACATTTTCCCGGCCGTCTTGTGGTCGTCGAGGATCAGTTTCCCGGTGTCTCGGTTGAAGAGGACGAGGTCCGCTGTTCCGGACATTCTCCAAGTGTCTGTGAATGGGTGGTTGAAACGCCACTCGACGTCCACGACCTGAAAGTTCTCGGGCCAGTAGAAGCCGTCAGCAAAGTAGGCAAGCACCATGGCGGTGACCTGGTCAAGGCAGACGTCGATGGAGTCCTTGAGTACGACTTCCCTGTCATCGGCGCCGGCGTCGAGCACGATGTTCTCGAACGCTTCCTCAGCGGCCTTGCAGTACCCAAGGACCTCGGTGGTGCTCGGTTCGAAGTACCGGCCTTTCCGCTGCCGGGCCAGGTAGTAGCTCTCGAGGCCGACGTGGTACGCCGTGCCTTGCATGGCGTACTGGGACTCTTTGCGTTTGAGGAGGCCCGCTACGTTCGCTTGAGCTCGCCTCAGACAGATGTCGATATCGCCGAGGGTGGACTGGCGGACTGTCCTGAACTTGGGAGAGTAGTCCAGGTCAGTCACGCCAGCCACCCGTAGACCACCGAGAAGGTGATCCATGCCCCGATCAGGGCTGCGGCGACACTTGTGATGACGAGCGCTGCGACAGAGACCAGCATCGGCCCTGAGTCGCTGTCATCGAGTTCTTGTCTCCAGTCGTATGGAGCCATCATGTTCTCCCATCGTGTTTGCCCGGATGGGACCTTGGCGGGGCCAAGGCCCCCGTCCGGGGAGGCAACTTACACGGCCACTGTAGCACGTTTGAGTCGTATTGCTACAGGTTTTCGTTTTTAAACACTGTGACCAGGGGCGTTGGCTCTTCCAACGGCGCCTGGAACCTGAGCCGGTGGGCGAGCATCGATCGCCGGTAATCAAGGCAGGCGACGATGCTGAGGAGGAGTTCTTGCCTGAGCCACTCGTCTCTGGTCTCCGTGACCCGGCGGATCAGGATGGATATATGGTCGAGGTCGTCGAGTGTGAACTGGACGAGTTTTGGGCAGGGGACACCGGGTCGATGTGACTCGCTCGAGATTTCGTCGGACTCTCTGGGTTCGTTTCTGAGCATGGGCCCTGTCTTTCTGTGCCGGCGGGTGTTTCCTGTGGAGTGTACCGTTTGCTTGACCTCGATGTGTCCAGCCGGGTTTCACCGTTGACCCGGCCGGGTCCCGGTGGGCGACATGCCCACTCCAACATCCTCCTCTCTCCCTTCACCGTTGCTCGGAGTGCTGTTCGTAGAGCTGGCGCCCTCTGGCCTGCCTGCGCTGCTCGGCCTCCGAGACTTCGAGCCTCACGCCGGTCAGGCGCAGCAAGGACTCGTACGGGGCCGACAGGTCGTCGGCCAGCCCGTATTCGAGCCGGGCCTCGAGGTCGTCGGCAACAAGTTGCCGGACGACATCGAGCTCGTCGTCGGTCAGATGGTGAATCATGCGCCCATCGCCCGCTCTTGAGCCTCTGCCGCCCGCAGGTCGTAGGCATCCTGCAGCCAGGCCAGGTACTCGGCCCAGATGTCTTCGCCCACCATGTTGCGGGACAGGTCTCGGACCTTGCCGGCCTCGCAGACGCAGGGTGTGGCGTAGTGCCCGGCCCTGTAGTCGTCGGCGAAGTCTGGGTCCTCGTCCATCATCTCGGTCACGTCGTACCCGTGGAGGTGCCGGTGCCCGTCGCCTCGGCAGTCCGGGCAGATCGCCCAGACCGTCGGCAGCTTGTGGCCGTGGTCCTCGAACCAGTAGTCGATGAACGCTTGTGTTTCGTCCATGATGTTCTCCCTTGTTTCAGCTGTCTCATCAGGCCCAGGAGCTGATCCCTGGACGACCCCCGAAGGGGTTTCGACACTTCAGTGCCCGATTGTCTCGGCCTGCCAAGTGAACATGTCTTGCCAGGTCTGCATGAACTCGTCGATGCCGTTCTCGACGAGCTCGACCCGGTGACATTGGGTGCATGTCATCGTGCATCTGGCCCCAGAAGGCCCTGAGAGCCTCCAGGAGGCCCCCTGACAGCTTTTGCAGTGCCTAGGCATTAGGAGTCCTCCCAGCGGCTCTGACGGCCTGTGCGGCGTTCGTGGCGGGTCTTGGCCTGCCCACGGTGGCCGTGGGGACCGCCCTTCTGGCGGTACCCTTCGTTCGACATGCGTCCTGCTCGGCGCATGGCCTTCACGATGTACATTTCATTCTCCCTATTGTTGCGGCAGTGTGCCCTGCCTATTGATTGAAATGGCACAGGACCAACACACCCCATTGAAACAATTGGGGGTGTGTCAGCCTCTGTCATTTCAGGTAGTTCATCAGTACCCAGCCTGCTGGGCGTACTGGTCGTACACCGTGCCCTCGGAGACATACGCTCCGGGGTTGCGGGTGATGGTGACCAGGAAGTGAGAGCTGCTGTAGCCCTCCTCCGTTGGCCCGCCGTACGACCCCGAGAATTCCTCCTCGGTGATCTCATACGGCAGCTGCCCAGGTTCGAGTGGATTGATGGTGTCGCCGACGGTGCCGACGTTGACGTCGTCCCAGTCCTCGACGCCAGGGGCGACGAGCTCGAGGAGGTCGTACCGGTCCACAACCACGGTGCTCTGAGCAGCCGCCACAGCGGCCGCCTCGGCGGGACTGTTCAGACCCGACTCACGGAAGCCCCGTTTCTGGTGCTCCAAGTTCCGTGCGATGTGCAACGGACCCCAGTTCTGAAGAACTGCGTTCGTCAGGTCGAACACGACGCATTTGTTGTACCCGTGGTTGCCGTCACAGTCCCTCGAAGAGGTGCTGTACTCGACGACCACGACAGCGTCCTCGAAGCCGGACACCTGGTTCCAGGAACCGGTGACTTTCAGGTTGGACTCGATGGCCTCGATGGCCTTCAAGATGGCATTCATGGTTTCTCCCTTGTGAGCTGTCTCATCAGACCGAGTAGCTCATCTCTCGGTGACCGCCCCGAAGGGCGGTTTCGACTAGTACTTCAGGTCCCAGTCGAGGGCGTGGGGCTGTTCCCCCGTCCGGAACTCGTCACGGTTCCGGACCTTGTGCAGGACGTTCGGGCCGTCGAAGGCGAGCAGGACCTGGGTCCTGATCTCCATGTCGACCTCGTCGTCGGTGAGGGCGTAATGCTCGGCCCACAGTTCGATGGCCTGGCCCCTGTCTCTGGCGATGACGTGGAGGTCGTAGTTCGCCCCCTCATCGGTTTCGGCGTGGATGAAGTAGAGCTTCACAGCAGACCGTCCAGAAGGTCGGTCGCAGTGAGGTCATCGATGTCGGTCTCCGTCACCGGAGACTTGAACTCGATGCGCCCATCGCACTCATCGCAGAACCCGGACACGCTGAAGTCGAACTCGATACCGCAGTACCGGCAGTTCATCGGCCAGCCCTGATCGCAGCTGCCTCATCCGAGTCGGCCTGAGTGCAGATCTGGAACCTGTACTCGTCGTAGTGGATGCCCTCGTCGAGGACGAACATCTCCAGCTCGTACAGAGCCTGACGGCCATCGGGGCCCGTTGGCGCCGTGCGAGCCGCCTCCGAAGCCAGGTTCGAGAACCTGTACGTCGAGGTGGCCCACATGAACAGCCAGGCGTCCCACTCGTCGACCGTGATTCGGCCGGCATGGACGTGGCCCTCGACAGTGTCGTAGTCCATCGCCAGGCAGTCGGTGATTGTTGTCATGTCGCTACCCAGGCGGTGATGACGCCCTTCTCGACCATGCGGTCGAGATGTTCGTCCATCAGACGGTCAGTCTCACGGTCAAACTCGACCAGGTGTGCCTGAACCCTCTTCACGGTTTCCCGTGCCGAGGACTCGAGTTCCTGGCCAACAGCACCAGGTGTCGAGTAGTGGATGGCGTCCGACAAGAGCTCGTCGAGTGCCCAGTGGCTCATGGCCACAGAGGTCCCCTTCGAGGTCGTCTCGAATACCTCCGTCCGATGTTTCCAACCGTCAGGACCACCGACACCCTCAGGTGTCAGGAGACCCCTGGAGGCATGGTCCTCGAAGAACCTTGCCGGGACGGTCAGCCGGTGACCGACGGCGACGCCGGTCGGGACGTTGTTTGCAGAGTGCCGCTCTGCGACGGCCAGGTTGTGCCTGGTGTCTCCCTCTGGATGTGAGTCCATTGGCGGCACCACCAGCCCGAGGGCTGGTGATGTCGACATCGGCTTCACCCCTTTCCAACTTTAAGGCACTGCCCATCGGCCGAAGCCGACCAGCAAGAGTGCCGCAACGAGATCAATCACGGTGTCCCGATACCTCTGTCCACCCTGCCCTTGAGGGCCTGGTCCGACGGCCACACTCGATGTGCCGCACCCATTCTCCGACGGGGATCGCCTCGTCGCAGATGCTGCACACGCCTCGGTCGGCGTCGTTGTTCAGGCGCTCCTGTCGAGCGGTCCTGTTCATGGTCATTCTCCCTTGTTTCGACCTGTCTCATCAGCGGCAGGCGGTCAGTCCTGCCGGACCCCCGAAGGGGTTTCGACTATCTAGCGGAAGTTGTAGCGGACGTACCAGTCGAGACCTCGCACGTAGGTGCTGGCGTCGATCTCGGCGTCGAGGATCTTCTTGCTGACCACGTCCTCCCGCCCGATCCCTGGGAAGATGTGGCACCCGAGGAACTTGCTGTCGCTCCTGCCGCTGCGCCCAGCCACCATGATCATCCCGTGTGCTGCGAGCAGCGGGTGCGTGCCCTCCGGCGTCTCGAAGTTCACTGAGCCAAAGAGCCCGTCGTCCTCGATGTCAACCTCGGCCCGCAGGCCGTTCGCCTTGAACTGGTCGGCGATCCTGTAGAGCCGCTCGGCTGGGTTCGTCATCGGACGAACTTCCTGACCCGGAGACCGGCCGAGCCGGTGAACTCAACGTGGACTCGATCGCCTGTCCTCTTGGCGGCCCGGCGAACCGCTCCGGCGAAGAGCCGCATCGCTTCCGACGTGATCCCGGGCTGATCGGTGACCAGAACGTCGTGATGTTGTGCCATCCATGCGACCGACGCCGGGTGAGCGTTGACCTCGGAGAGCGTGACCTCGTGTGGTGTCTCTGAGGTGCTCATCGGGCTGCCAGGATTCGGCCGATGCCTCGGTAGGCGTCGGTGCAGGCGTCGCATGTGCGGAGAGCGCACGCTTCGTCGTCGTGGTTGGGTGTGTTGCTCGGGTTGGTCAGGCGGGTGAATGGAACTTGGGTAGTGCTCATAGTGTTTGCCGTCTCCCAACGGCGGGGTGAGCTGTCTCATCAGTGCAGGTAGCTCATCTCCTGCAGACCCCCGAAGGGGTTTCGACTTCAGGGTGCCTCGGTGTCGGCGGCGTTCAGCTCGGCGATCCGGGCGTTGGCGCACTCGATGCATTTGCCCGAGCGGGCGTGGTAGTTCAGGTGTGTGGGGACTCGGCCTCGGCCGGTCACCCACATGATCCGGAAGCCCGGCTTGAAGTCGCCCTTGCCGCAGGCGGTGCAGCGGTGGCGAGGCTCGGCCGGGGCCGGGGCCTGGTTGTTGTTCATCGGTCGACCTCGGTGAGAAAGGCGCAACGGTGGGTGTCCGAAATCTGGACAATGCCCGAGCCGTAGATCCCTGGACCGAGCGAACCGCATCGCCGGTAAAACTCGATGACCGGGTTGCCGTTGCGTGTGAACCGAACGATCGTCCCTGTCGAGCGGAGATCGGAGAGCCCGAAGCGTCCGCCGAGGTAGGTAATTCGCACCGTGTCCCCGACTTCTCCCTGAGCAGCCTCGACGGCCTCGACGGTCATCGTGCGTTCCACGCTGTCCGGCGGCGCCGTGAACGGCTCCAGGTTTCGAAGTCGAGAGCGTTGAGGTTCCGCTTTGGGATGACCTCCATCGTGGTTCCTCGGTGCTCTCGGTAGGCGGCGAGGGCGGCGGCATACTGCTCGGCGAGATCCTCGTCGGAGAGCCGGGCGGCCCGGGCGTAGCGGTCGGCGTCGGCCTTGGAGCGGTGTGTGTGGTGGTTGTTGTTGGTCATGGACATTTCTCCCTTGTTCAGCTGTCTCATCAGTGCAGGTAGCTGATCTCCTGCAGACCCCCCGAAGGGGGTTTCGACTAGCTCACAGCCCGCTGCGAAGCAGGGCTGAGAAGCAGTGCAGCGAGCCGGTCAGCAACGACCTCGCAGCCGTCCGTCAGCTCGTCCTCGACGACAGGCTCGACCGTGGTGGTCTTGACCGTCACCAGGTACCGCTTGTCCGAATTGTGGACCAGGCTCTGCAACCGCTCCACGATGTCCTCAGCGTCCCCGAAGGGGACGTAGAGAGCGTCGTCGAGGTCAGTGGACCACGAAGTGGTCCACCCGGTGTAGGCGAACGGGACGCCGCCTGAGAGGCACACGATGGTGGCAAACAGTTTGTCGGTGCTCATCAGTTGTGCTCCGGCCGGTCAGAACCGACAAGCCAGCCAGCGGCACGCTCGAAGCCCTGCTCGTACCAGCGGTCAAACTGCCACTGGGCAGGCTCCTCGAACTCGCCCCAGACGTCCGGAGTCTGGTACCAGTCGGTCTTGAGGTCGACGTAGACGTCGGCCAGGTAGCAGGTCTCAGCGACCTGCACCAGACCGTCCTCGGTCTCCCTGACGTAGCCCCCGGCAAGCCAGGCAGCCTCGACGATGTCACGAAACTTCGCAGGGTAGCTGCGGAACTTCTGGGTGAATGGAACTTGGGTGGTGCTCATAATGTTTGCCGTCTCCCAACGGCCACGGGGACCGGCCAGGACGGCCAGGCCCACCACTGGGCCCCCCGACCAGATGGGGAATCTGCGATCGGGGAACCCAGTGCTGGGAGCGGCCCGAAGGCCGCCCCCCGCAAGGAGAGAGAAAGATGTTGGAGTTTGCACGTCCACCCGTCAGGAGTGTGGGGCCGCTGCTCTCGAGGTCGTTTCCTCCCCTCGAGTCCGGTCCCCAGCCCTGCGGCTGGTTCGGTGTCCATCTTGACCTCTGGCCGACCTCTCGGGCGGTGCTCAGTACCGGCGGACCCACTGGGGGTCTCAGGGCCTCGCACCCCAGTCCGTCGCCCTCGGCAAGCCCCCCGGAGGGGGCGCCAGACGCTCGGTGATTCACTCGCTTCACCAGGCACAATGGACGGCACACCCACGACGCCCCGTCAAACAACACATAGAGAAACCCCCCCCAAAAACCGACAAAACCCCAGGTCACAGCCCAATTAAGAAATACCGGACAAACAGCCGAAACAGCCCCAAAAACCCAAAAACGGGCGTTCTCGTGTCACAAAAAACAACGAAACCCCAGGTCAGAGCACAAAAAGCTAAGCACCCAAAAACCGGAACTTACACAAAACCCCAGGTCACAGCCCCAAACCACCAATCAAACGGTCAGCTGGAGACACCCACAGGCAGAGGCCATGAGTGCACCTCCCAAACCACGACCTCCCCAGACGCACTCCCCCGACCTCGACCTCGACCTCGACCTCGACCGCCACCAGCCCAACGCCACGGCGCCGCCCTGGAGCTCTGCCCTCCTGCTGCGGCACTGGCCTTGGAGAGGTGGCTCCGAGGGCTCGGTGCCGGGTTCTGGGGCTGCCAGGAGGTTCCTGGGGTCCGGGGCGGGCTCGAGACCGTGCCCTCGAGTCTCGGCCGATGGGTTCAGCCGGGGAAAGTGGCTCTGGCCAGGGGAAACGGGCAGGGCCCGACCTCGGGACCGGGGGTGCATAAACCCCGGGCCGGGGGGACGGGGGAAAGTACCGGTCCCGTGCGGGTACCAGGTTCCGTTACGTTGTGTTCCTGGCAGGCACCCTGCGGGTACCTCCACAGGCTGAACCTGTGCTTCTCTAGATGCATTTGCACTTCTTTCCGGGAAGCTCACTGTCCTGTCTCCTTGAAGGAAACAGTGCCCGAAGGTGCGATGGACAAGAACCCCTTACCCCGACCCGACAGGTACGGTCTCACCCCGTAGCTGCACCGGTTCCCGATTCCTCACAGGTTTCTCTGAGGTATGTTGGTCAGGTTGGTGAGTGTCTATGCTGGTTAGAATTTGGTGTCAGCGGGGAATCGTGCCCGGGGGCCGGATGCCCCGCTGACGGGGAGACGTTTTACGTCTCCCTCTATAGTATACCTGTTTCGGACCGGTCCGATGTGTGTGTAGGGTAGGGGGGCCGATGGTTTCATGGTGATGGGTTTTTGATGGCTAAGCAGCAGGTGCGATATTCGGAGCCGGATTGGCTTCCGAAGACGAAGGCTGAGAAGGAGATGTTGGCCCGTTATCGGGGTTGGTCTCGTTCTCGGCGGATGAAGGGTGCTGTTGCGGAGTTGCTGAGGGGTCAGGAGTCTGTTTCGCAGGTGGCCCGCAATTTTGGGTTGTCTCGGCAGCATGTGGGGAAGAATGCGAGGGCTGCCCGTCTCGAGTTGGTGGAGCAGGGGATTCTGACTGAGGAGGAGGCGATTTATGTCACTCCTTCGGAGAAGGGTCGGAAGGCCGCTGAGGCTCAGGCGATTTTGGGGGCTCGGGCTGTGGATGTCCGGAATGAGCGTCGTAGGGTCCCTGACGATTTTTGGGAGTTCGATCGGTTGTATTTCGGGCATTGGGGTTGCCCGGACTGTGACGATGAGGCTGGTGACCCGGCTCGGCACGCTCCGGCGCCGTTTCATCGTGAGATCATGGCGGCTTGCAATGACCCTGCGAAGATGCGGGTCTTGATTAACCTTCCGCCGTACCATGCGAAGACGACGTACATTACGGTGAAGCGCACGGTGTGGAAGTTGTGTCAGAACCCGAACTATCGTTCTTTGATCATTTCGAATGCTGAGACGTTCGGTAAGACGATCGTCCAGTCGATTTCGGAGATTCTGACGAACCCGGATTTGTATTTGGGTGCGGAGCGGAATCTGGTTGAGGACTGGGGCCCGTTTCAGGGTGACGGGGCGTGGAATCAGACTCAGTTGTATGTGGCGGGTCGTGTCACGGCGGAGAAGGACCCGACGGTGCAGGTTGCGGGTATTTCGACCACGATTTACGGTAAACGTGCCGATGAGGTCATCTTCGATGACGTCGTGGATGTGAAGCGTTCAAGGAACCCGGACGTGGTGGAGGATGATCTTCGGTGGTGCATGAAGGAGCCGTTGTCGAGGATCGGGAAGAAGGGGAAGGCAATTTTTGTGGGGACGAGGGTGGGGTCTGGGGATCTCTACTCGCAGTTGTCCGCTATTGAGACGTTTCACACGATGAAGTATCCGGCGATCATTGACGACCTTCGTAAGAAGGTCCTGTGGCCGGAACATTTCCCGTATTCGCAGTTGATGGTTCAGAAGGCTGAGATGTCGCCTGCTGACTTCCAGTTGGTCTATCAGCAGGTTGAGATCCCTGGCGCTGGGGCGACGTTCACTGAGGAGATGGTTGAGAACGCTAAGGATTCGGAGCGTCCGTGGGGGCATTACGATGGAGCGTGGGTCATGGTGGCGGGCCTTGACCCGGCTGGCGCCAATCGGCACAGTGGTTACACGGCCATGGTCCTTATGGCGTTGGATACGTTGACGGGGAAACGGTATGTTGTTGACTTGGTGAACGTGAAGCAGATGAAGGCCCCTCAGATTTTTGCTCAGATGAAGGCGTGGGCGGCCGATTATCCGCTTGTGGAGTGGAGGGTGGAGTCAAATGGTTTGCAGTCGCAGCTTGTCCAGTACAACCAGGAGATCAATGAGGAGTTGGCCCTTCTGGGTTGCCGTGTCAAGCCTCACTTTACTCATGGCAATAAGTGGGACCCTCAGTTTGGTGTGGAGTCTATGTCGCCGTGGTTTACGTCTGGGCTCATGTCGATCCCGTGGCGAGATCACGCCACAAGGGCACGGTTTCAGCCCCTGGTAGATCAGCTTCTCGGGTTCCCGATGACGAGTGTGTCGGACTGTGTGATGGCTTTGTGGTTTGCCGATCTGGCGTGCCGTGACATTATGCGCCGGCAGCATCTCCCGTTGTTCAATAGCCGTCAGAAAGTTCCGAGACGTATCCGTGACCGTCGCCGGGTTGTCGATTTTGCTTCGGGGGAGATTCGCCGTGTCTCTGAGGATGAGCAACGGCCGGGGCATCTGTCGAGGTCGGGTCGTAATCTGCGTCGTGTCACAGCAGGTTCCCCGCAACCTCATCATGAGGTCGAGGAATTCGGTCCTCCGGAGCCCCGCAACTACGTGAACCTGGGGGATTCGGAGCCGTAAACCGGTCCAATCTGGGGGTAGTATAGAGGGCATTTTGCAAATTTTTGCCGAGTTCATTGAGGCCCAGGCCGTCT